TCGAGTGGCGGCCCGTATTTGCGCCTATGTCCCCAGAAGCTGTTCTGGAGTGCCGCATGCGCCACGGCGTACTCGAGCGCATCATTATCAAAGTCGGAAAGAGAAAATCTGTTGAACCAGTTTCTGGGTTCTTCAGTGCTGCACACGGACAGGTCTCTAAAATTACCGCGTCCAATGAAGTCCCTGTTGTAAGGACCTGGATGTCTGCTCCTGGACTTGACTTCAGTGTTAAAAGTGAGGAAGACCTCACCAAGGTTAAAGAGGCAGTAGGAAAGCTTATCGCTCACAGCTCTCTCAGGACACTTAACAGTTACCAGAAGTGCGGCGCTAAAGCTGGGAGTTCGCCTGCGAACCCCCTTTCTGCAGTCTTCAAGCAGTTTATTGAGGACCCTCATATCGACCCCACCATTACTAACGGAGCTAGCCTCTTCGAGACTGCTTGTGGTGAAGTGTGCAATGATATACAGGACTTTCTCGAGAAGGAGACCGGAAAGCGGCATCTCGAGCCAGATTACCTCACCCCTTTTGGTGATCTCGGTTTGATTCATGGTGAAGATAGTTACTTTGATTTATTATGCTCTCATGAGCTAATGGATAAGAGTAGCCCTGAATTTGCCACTGGCGAAGACCTTCTTTTCGGTCCAAACTCATTCAGCGATGAAGAGCTGCTTGACCTGTTCAACAGAGAGAACTGGAGCTTCCTCGACTTCAAGCCTGCCATACTTTCAGGCAAACGTGACTCCAACCATGGGTTCCCTTTCCAGTCAAGTAAACTCGGTGCTAAACAGATACGCACCTACTTGATGATGGCAAGTGATATCGTAAGTGGGGATATGGACCCTCGTATTCCTTACGTAATGGGCACCCGGAAACAGGAACGAGAGAAGCTTCCTGACGGCACCTATAAAGAACGCTATCGTGCGATCTTTGGTGGCCCATTCGGGGAAGGTATCGCTACTCGGACCTTAACCGACCCTTGGCTGAGAGCATTACGCTCGATGACCACTTATGCATCTGCAGGCGGTCATCATGTTGTTGGCCCTAAGGTTAAGGAACATCTTAAGCTAGAAGCCGACAAACTCGGGTATTCCAGCGTCGACGAGATGCTAAGCGACTGCTGCATTCTAGGCGCTGATGCTTCTGGTTATGACACCAGTCTCCGATTCGGTCTCAGCCACGATGCCTTTTGGGACATCTTCAAGTCTATTTTCCCAACTCGTGAGCTCCTTATTAACTGGCTTGCTGAACATTACGGGAAGTCTGGTCTAGTTATCCCTGGACACATCTTATTGGGTGTACATGGGTTGTACTCTG